ATCAGTATGTCGCGTTCCAGCCTCTTGTTTTCTGCCCATAATTTGTCGATCCTCTTCTGTGCCATTGCCGGTGAGATTTCCCATGAGTGGCTGTCAAGTTCTTCTGTCAGCCGCTCAATCTCCTTTTCCTTCTCTGCAATAATGCGTGAAAATCCAGTTCGCTCTGCCTCCAACATCCTCCACAACTCTGATAATTCCTGCGTTAATTGAGCTTCAGTTTTTAAATCCATCGCTGTCCTCCTTGAGTTGATTTATAAATTCACTCCATCCGAGAGGCATCCCCCATCCTTATATTATCGTTCTCCGCTTCTAACTGCTCAATCTCCTTGTCCTTCTCTGTAATGGCGGCAAGGTGGTCGGTGTAGAGGACGTAATCGCCGTCAAACGTTTCGACCATATGCCGTGCTTCCTCGCCCAACCAATGTCTGTACCGTTTAATCATCGCTGTCCTCCTTCATTGCAATATGACAAGGTCTTGCATCCCGACCGTACCACGTTTCGCGTTGCTGTACTGCCGTGTTCCATGCGGCAAGGCACCCGATAAGGTATTGCGCAAGAATAAAATCAGGGGTGTTGCTTGCCTGTTCCTGTGAATATCTATTGATAACCGCCCCTAATTCATCTTCAAGGGAAGACGCGCATTTTAGGGTGAGAATTTTATTTTCTTTTGTCAGCCGGTCAATCTCCCCCTGGGCCTCGGTAAGTTTAGTCTGCAAATTAATAGTGTGTTCATGAGCCTCATTATTGTCCATCACGCCCTCCTAAGTTCGATCCGCCAGACCCAATCGTTCCTCTAAACGCCAAGGGTTTTATCGGTGACGGGTGCCTTCATTTCTTCCCTTCCAAAAATTCCAGCGTTTCGACCATACCGCCGCCGCTCCACCAATGTCTTTACCGCTTAATCATCGCTGTCCTCCTCAAAACGCCACCACGCCGCGGCTTTCATAGACCGACGGACCTTCGGCCTCCATCATGTCGCGCCGCTTGATCCCCAGCGCCATCGCCAGGGCAATCGCGCCGTCAATCCGGAACCGCGTCCGCGACTTGTCCAGCTTCCGGTTTCCGGCCGGGTCCGAGATCGCCATGGCGTTGCTGATGTTCCAGGTCAGCACCGGATGCCCGTCATGCACCAGGCGCCGCTCCAGGACCGCCGTCTCCAGCGCCGTCACCGCCCCGGACATGGACGCGTATCCCTGACCCCAATCCACAAGCCGCAGCGCCCCGGACCGCGCTTCCTTCTCGTCAACATAGCAGTCTAGGCCGATGTCGCCCATGGACTTCAACAAATACTTCATCGCCCAACGGTCGAAGGCCAGCGCCACGACGTTGTACTCTTTGCCGATCTCCGCGATCCGTTGCGCCACCCAGTCGTAGTCGATGGCCGCGCCCGGCGTCGTCTCCAGGTGACCCTGCTTGCGCCAGACCGCATACGGCACCCGGTCCCGCTTCTCATGCTCATGCAATGTCTGCCCCGGCTTCCAGAACCATGCCTTCACCCGGTCCGTGGCACCCGCTGAAACAGCCACCAGGGCCGTCAGGTCCGTCGTGCCGGAGAGATCGAGGCCGAGGTAGATGTCCGCCCCGGGTTCGATCGCCGCGTCGCCCTGGCAGGCCTCCCATTCGGCCCGCGGGATCAGCGGAGACTCGGAATCAACGCGCTGATTGAGATACAGATTGCGGAACGACGTCTCAAAAGACGGCATCCGCTTCGCCCGCTGCGCCGCGGTCCGCATCTCGGACATGGACCGGAAGTCGCCAAGCGCCGGGTTCGCCTTCCTCCAGACCTTCGGATCGTCGAATATGCCCTCCGCGTCGTCCGGGACGGCGTACAGGTGGCAGACCGTCGTCTTGTCCTCGGACCGCAGCGCATCGTCAATCAGGATGGACAACGGATGCAGCGGATCGTTGCTCTGTGTGCTGATGACGATGAACAGCGGCTCAAGCCTGGCCGCCATGGACGTGTCCAGCGCGTCGTATAACTCCCGGTTCCTGGACTGCGCCAGCTCATCGTATATGACCACCGTGGGATTCAAGCCATACTTTGTGCCAGCCTCCGCGCTCACCGCCCGGTAGACGGACCCGTTCCCGAAGCAGACCATCGTCTTCGTGCTGTCCACGATGCGAATGTACGACATCAATTCCGGATCGGCCCTGACAATCTGCGCCGCATACTTGAACACGATCGAGGCCTGGTCCCGGTCGTTGGCCGCCGAGTAGATCTCCCCATTCGTCGTCGCCTCCGGTCCGACCAGATGCACGAGCGCCATGCAGGCGATCATGGCCGTCTTTCCGTTCTTACGCCCCAGGCTCAAGATGGCCCGCCGCACGACGCGGTTGCCGTCCGCGTCCACCGGCCCGTACACGTCCCGGATAAACGCCCGCTGAAACTTCCGCATCCTGAACGGACGCCCCGCACCCGTACCTGAAGGAACCGTGAGTTTCTCGATGAACCGGATGATGTCCTTTACGCGCTTACTGCTTCTTGCCGCCTGTGACACTGATCAGCCCCTCAAACTTGCCCTGCTTGCCCTTGCCGGGATCAATCGCCAGCCGCGCCCTGGCCGATGGCGTCATCCCAAACTCGCTCGCATACCGCACCATGTCTCCGGCCGCCTTGTTGCTGATCCCGATCAACGGCTGCTGAATCCAGTTGCCGGAGACGGTCTTCAGGACAAGTGCGTTAATCTCGCCCTTCTCCCGCAGCTTGGCGATCTCGTCCTCGGCATGGCGCCACCTGGAATATGCCATACAATAGGCCGCCAGTGCCGCCTGGTCGATCCCCGCGACGATCCCCATGACCGTCAGGCCGGTCGCCACGCGGTCCCACTCCTCCAGCGCGTAGGCGTCCATGTGCGGCGGAGGCATCGGCAGGTCGTCCGGCGGCTTCGGTTCCTTCTTGATCCGCCGCTTGCCCGGATTGCCCTCAAGCACCTTCAATCTGGTCGGTTTGGGTTTCTGGCCCATCTATTTCACCATTATTGGAGCGTCAGGGTCGGTGTCGCGCCGCCGCTGTTCCGGCTGGTCGCCGGCCATCGCCTGCTTCTGACGCTTGATTCCCTTATACATACCCGCCCCGCGCTTTTCGATTTCACTGAAAGGCAATATGGGGACGGTAAGTCTTTCCTTTGCCGTGGGGTCAAGAAAATAGATGTAACGGAGCTGAAAACCGGGGACTCGCTTGCACCCCGTTCGCTTTTTGAATGATGAAAATAATTCCCCTAATTTATAGCCCACCCGCGCCCTAACGAGACGCGAGCTTGCACGCAAGCCGATGTCTGCGAATATATATCCGTCCGGCATTATGTGCATCGTTGAATTTTCTTTAATCCCGGTCAACACAAAACCGCTCGCCCGGTATATAGTTCCGTCGCCGCATTGCGTGCCGTCGGCGAAAGAAACGATCCACTTCATCCAGGGATAGGTCTTTTTGATAAAGCGCATGGCATAGGCAATCGCCCGGCTTTCCCCGTTACGCGGAAGCCAATCGGCGAAGGCGAGGCGGTTCAATTCAAGAAATTCATTCCAGCGCGTGTCCCGTACAAGGGTTATAGTGTGGCTTTTTTGCATCGACGGCCCGAACTGCATCGCGCCACCGCATCTATCCCCAACAAAGACCCCCAGATTGATATGCGGATTTACAGCACTTTTGCCGCTATAATGCAGCGCCCGGATGATCCGGTTCGCATCCTTTGAACTTATCGGCTTGACTATGATGTTTTTCGCGTCACCCACGGTTAAACCTCATAGCAATAAAGGCAAGGGCGTTGCCGTTGCTGTTCTCGTTGACGGCGCTTTTCGCACCCCCTTCGGCCTTCGCCTTCGATATGGCTGCGTTAACCTCTTCAACCTGCTCGCCGTGAAGGGTAAAGGTCATCTGTTGGAATGGAGCCCTATCACCGTCATTCAGGACAGGAGGGTCGATACCATCAACATCCTTCCACCAATCCTCCGGCATTTTGACCCCCCATTCTCCCAGCGGCAGATCAGACCATCCATTCGCCAGTGCGTCCATGTCCCACTCACCAAAAGTGGCATTGTCCTTTATGACAAACTCCCGCTTCTGATCGGCCGTCAATCCCTTGACAATCTTCGCAATCGCCTCCTGAATGCCCATCTTCCGCAAGGCAAGCACCCGCATATTGCCGCCGATGACCGTCATCGTCTCATCCACCACGATCTCCCGCAACTTCATCATGTCCGGGAACTCCCGCAATGACTTAACCAGCCGATCCATGTCACGCTCGCTGATCCTGCGCGGATTGTCCGGATTCAACTTCACCTTCGACAATTTGACAGTTTTTACTTCAACTTGCATCTGACCTCCTGTTAAAATACTGCGGAATCTAAATCGGAGG